GAACCCTGGCGTGTGTCACTCCTGGCGTGCCTGGACAAGCCCACATTACCTGGCGTGGCGATAGCTGAAGCCGCTCGACATTACTTTGATGAAATTTGTGCAAGAATTGAGTCTGAAAACGTCGACACTTCAACTTTGGTCATCATGGATCGCATCACTTCGATTAATGGGCTACCGGGTGTGAAATTCATCGATCCCATAGCAAAGAACAAGAGTGCTGGGTTCGGTCGAGCTGGACCCAAATCCCGTTACCTTGTGAAATTAACACCGGAGCAAGTCGATGCTGTCAATGCAGAGCTTGTTGGTTGGTGTAATCACAATTACGATGAGGTTCATGATTTTGCCCCTGAACTTATGTCTGAGTTCAACCTCCTCTGTGAAACCGTGGAGAAGCGTGTGCGCACTTCACCAACATTTGTTGCACACCTGAAGGATGAGCCCATCAAGGAAGATCCGAACCGCCCTGGCAAGCCAAAGAAGAGCCCTCGAGTTTTCTCGGGCTGCCCCTTGGTGTACCTGGTGCTCGCTCGTATGTATTTCCTCACGCTCACTCGTATGATTCAGTTGAATCCTCGCATTTTTGAATGCGCTGCTGGCACGAATTGCCACTCACGCGCATGGCAGGAAATGTACAATCGTTTAACTTCTTTCTCTCCGCATTCTATTTTTGCAGGGGATTATGAGAAGTTTGACAAGAACTTTCTTGCAGTTTTGCTGGCGTGGATTTTCTGGATCTTAATCGAGATTTTCATGAAGTTTGGTAAATACCATCCAAATGAGGCCCATTTCATCAGGGCCGCCATGTGGGCAGTTGCTACTGACATCATTTTTGCTGTGACACTTTATCGAGGCGATCTTTTCATGTTTTGGGGTACCAATCCTTCCGGAAATCCCTTGACTGTGATTATCAATTCGATTGGTAACTCTGTGTACATGCGCATAGCTTACTTAGCTTTGCGCCCACCCGCATGTCTTGCCAACTTTCAGGATTACGTCGTTCTCTATACCTATGGGGACGATAATATCTCTGGAGTAAGCTTGGAGGCTCCTTGGTTTAACCAGGCTACAGTGTCTGCTGTCCTGGGCAAATATGGCATCGTTTACACTGACGATACCAAATCTAAGGAACTCCTGCCTTACCGACACATTTCAGAAGTCACTTTTCTGAAACGAAGTTGGTTGCAGCATGATTCTTACCCATGGATTTCCGCACCATTGTCGTTGGATAGCATTTTTAAAGCTATGCAAGTATGTGTGGCATCAAAGACTCTGACACCACAACAACAATTCATTGCTGTCATGGATAGTGTGAACAATGAAATGTTCCAACATGGGCCAGAGGCTTTCAAGTCAACTCGAGCAATTCTTCAAAAATTACTCCAACACCCACGACTTTCTCCATATGTAGGCAATTATAAGTTGAAGCGTTATTATGAATTACGAAAAATGGTTCATGGTTCCGACAGCCAACTCTAGTTGCCTTCTGTCTTGTTTCACTAATTAGACGTTAAACTAATAGTGCGGTTCTTCGAATTCTACCGACATGATGACACTTCATTCAGGTGTTTGACGCGCACCTGTCTTAAGCTGGCGTATACGGTTCAGCAAGCGGTTAGTGTAAAGGTAGTCACACTATAATAACACGCCACAGCCTAGACAAGTACAAAGATCTAGGATGTTTACGGAAAAGTACAACCCCACCATTTTTATGGCTACTACAA